GGGATTCTACAAAACTCCTCAAGCAACTTTGTTATTCAGAACCCTATTGATGACAAAGACATTCTATTTAAGATCAAAGATGGTGGGACTACAAAAACCGCTCTGACCTTGGACGGGTCGGAAAACGGTAACGCTACATTTATTGGCAACCTAACCACTTCAGGAACAGTAACCTCAACTGGTCTTAGTGTTGCTGGTTCACCCAGTTTTCAAGGGGCAGCTTTTACTGCTGCAATAACTACATCTAGCAATGTTTCAATATCATCAGGTACTAACAGGCTGCTTGTATTAAACCCTTCTATTGGCGTTGGAGGATCACTGACCTCAATAGCATTCCAAAGAGGCGGCACAGATAAGTGGAGAGTATTTCAATATGAAGCTGATTCTAAATTAAGTTTTTACAACGACATTAGTTCCTTGCATCAGTTTGCTTTAAATAGCGATGGCAGTTGTACTTTTGGTGGAGCAGTAACCGCAAGTGGAACAGGACATCTTTTTGGAAAACTTAATGTAGGCTCGGTTAATAACAGTTTTGATTTTTATAACAATGGAACGTCTTATTTTAACGGAGCCGTTACAGTTGATGACACCCTAACCGTAAACAATAATTTAACTGTAGCTGGAAGCTGCACCCTTGCTGCGATTTCTGGAACCACTGCTGGATTTAGTGGTACATTAACTGTAAACAAAAGCGTAGGCAACGGTCAGCCCACAGACTCGTCCTCTAGTATCTATCTTAACGACCAATCTTCTCTTGCTGCTGGCATTGGTGGTTCAATAGTTTTTGGAGGAAGATATTCTACAAACAATTTCCTTGGCGGTGGGCCATATATTAGAGGCGTAAAAATAAATGCACAAAGTACAGACTACAGTTTTGGTTTAGCATTTGGAGTTAGAAAAAACGGCGTTAATAGTTCAACTGAGGTAGCTAGATTTGATGAAGAAGGTCAACTAGCACTTAACAACACTACCTACATAAGAACCCCAAATAATACGGGACTAGCGTCAGCGTTAATCTGGCGGAGATTAGATAACAGTATTGTTGGTCGCATTGTTGCAGACACCACAAATTTACGAACTCAATTCTGGGACAATAACAGTGCGGTACTGACTATTGCTCAAGATCAAATTTCCATAGGCACAACTGTTCCAACGCAAACATTACACATCGCCGCAAACGGATCAGGTTCTACAGCAGTTGATAATCATGGCTATGGACTGCGTGTTCAAGACACTAACCACGCTCACGGAGCAATTGACATTTTACAAAATGGAGACACTGCAACATTTGTTTCGCGCAGCAATGTTCAAGGTGGTTACGAGTTCAAGAGTTACGCATCTGTAGGCACTGCTACTCATGTTCGTTTAAAAATAAAACAAAACGGTGAAACGCATATTGGTTCAGACGCACAAGGAGTCGCAATTCACGGGAACACTTCTGGTCTTGGTTCAATAATCGGAGTTTCAAGAGATGGCAGTGCATATAAAGGTTTAGAAGTTAATGCTTCACCAGTTTATTTAAAACACGCTGGAGCGACTCGTTTAACCACAACTAACGATGGTGTATTTGTTTCTGGGTCAGTTACTCGCACACACAAAAGAGGTTTATATTTAAACAATAACTACCCGTTAAATTACTCATCAGAAGGGGAAACAGTTTGGTCTATTAACCCGCAGTGGAGTGACACTGAACTACAATCATTTTTTAATAGCACTAATGTTAATTTTCAAAACGACTCTACTGCTCCCGCTGGTTATTCAGTTTACATAGCTGGAAATGTAAATGTTGGTGCAACTTACGGATCACCATTCCCAATGATACCAGTTGAGCCTGACACTATAATTTATTGTGAGTGCTGGGTAAAAGACGCTGGTGCAGTTGGTCACTACATGGGGTCTATTGAGTACAAAGAAGATTTTGGACAACCATCAACTGGTTCAGGAAATCCCGGTTCATACGGATACTGGGTAATGATTAACACTAGCCCCGGTACTTCTGGATGGACTAAAGTACACGGTTATCTTGGGCCAAATACGGGCAGCTCAACTGGTCAATGGGAAACGGGAACTAAATATTTTACGCCACAAGCACTGTTTAATTACACTCACTCGTCAGGCACAAGAGGCACTTACATTTCAGGCTGGAAATATATAAGGGTCAGCCAAGCTGGTAAGCGTACCTTTTCAGATCCAATTGGTGTTAACACTACTGCCGATTCCCAAGATGCCCTATCAATTAAAAGTACAGGCGATGGAAGAAATGCTCTGAGCATAAAAGACAACGCTGGCGATGCGATGTTTAATGTTCGTCAATCTTCTAACGATTGTTTAATCCGTGCTTACAAAGATGGAGGAACGCAAACCCTTCAGTTCCATTCTGATGGAGAGAGTTACATCAAAGGAGGTTCTGGAGGAAATACCGATTTAAGTTTAGGGGGGCCGGGAGTTACTTCGCATGGCACGTTGGTATTAAATAATAGTGGTGGATCTGCAATTGGTAAAGTTAGATGCGAAGGAGGAGACGATTCGTTTTATGTTAGCAAACTCGCTGGAGGTGGTGCGTTCAACATTACTAGCAATAATGATATAGTAATAAACAGTACAGATAATGTCAGTATTGGAGCGTCCGATTTATCAAGCTACGCCGAATCGCCTTATGCAAATAATTTAATTGTAGGTAAATACGCAACTGACTCAACTGGTCACAATGGTATGACTATTGTTTCTGGCCCTTCCCATATTGGTTCAATTTATTTTTCAGATGGTACTAACGGGAACCAAAGGTACAGAGGTTATATTCAATATGAACACGGCAACGAAAGATATTCTATCGGTGTTGGTGCTGCTTCAAGGTTATGGGTGGACACTGATGGTCTTAAATTTGCTGCTAACCATTATATCCGCAACTCCTCTGGACTAAAACAAATCCGATTTAAAGCTAATGAAGTTTGCTTCAATGAAGACGGGCGTGATGACGTAGACGTTCGTATGGAAGGTGATACCGACACTAATCTTTTTATTTTAGATGCTTCTGTAGATCGGATTGGAATTGGAGCTTATCCATCAAACAAATTTCATGTAACTCAAGCCGCTGATATATCGCCCTCTGCTGGAGGAGCTGGGCAATTTGCAGTAACGGGAAATGGCTACACCACATTCTTAGCCATGAATGGAACTGCGGCATATTTTGGCCACAACTCAAGTGGTAGAGCGTTGACGTTTATGACCAACGAAACTAACAGACTTTCAATATCTGGTAGTGGGCCAATTACTTTTAACAACGCATACACATTTCCAACAGCTATCGGAAGTGCTAATCAAGTTTTAGCAGTAGGTGGAGGAGGCACACTAAGCTGGGTAGATCAAAGTGGAGGAGGCAGTGGTAGTGGAACAGTAAGTGAAACCCACGCTGCACAGACAAACCATGAAGTTGCAGTTCATCTTGGCGGCAATGAGGTAGGTGAAGCTCATAGGCTTTGGTATAATTATAATTCTGGAACTTCTGGATTAACTGTAAATGCCGCAAGTCCAGAAACAGGTTCTACATATTCACTTTATGTGGGTGGTGGAATTAAAAGCACAACAGGTGGATTACACATAACGGGAGATGGTTATATTTCTTCCAGATTAGGTGTAGCAACTCTAGTAGACACATCCTACGGCATAAAAGTCGCTGGCTATATCGCATCCTACGGACACACCACTTGGTCAGATCAAAGATTAAAAGATGACACTTCATTATGGGATACTTCTGAAGCTGCATCGTTAGTAAAAGGCGTTCCAGTTTACAGCTACAAGTGGAGCGACAAATGCGATGCTAAGAAAATTCAAACACAAGACAGAATCGGATTTCTTGCACATGAGGTTGAGGAGAAAATTAATAAGAACGATTTAGTAGTTACATCTACTCATGTGGATAGATATAAGAGCGTCAATCAAACTGACATGATCCCAATCCTTTGGGCAGCGTTGCAAGATGCATTGAAGAGAATAGAAGATTTGGAAAATAAATAAGATGAGTAATAACAACACATACCGTCTGGTCAGATTAGAACCCAGATGTTTAAGCGACAACCCCCAGTGTTGTTGCGAATTAGTAATCGGCCTCACTGCCACTTCGGATGACAATGAGGGTAACTCTGCGTACATTGACGGAATCTGGAAACCGGAAGAAGGCACTATGCTAATGCTAAACGATTTAACTGCCGAGAAAACTTCAGAGATAGTTAATCAATTTGCAGCAGACCAAAATTGGTGGAGTAGCTTGGACGCTCAATTAGTAAGTCAGGCCCAGCAACCGATTAATGCTCAAAACTTTGAAGCACCTACAGTGACTTTGGACACAACAGTTGAGCCAACACCAGAACCAGAACCAGTTACACCTGAACCAACACCTGATCCTGTTAAGGATGACTCTACAAATGATGAGGAGGTAAACGATGCCTAGTGGCCCAGGAACATATCCTAAACCGGGTAGACCTAAGTCAAAGCCAACTGCAAGACCTAAAAAGAAAAGTGTTAAAAAATAAGATATAATATTATGGATTTTGATTCAGTAAAAGTTTATTTGGCTAGTGTTGGAGGTATTGGCAACTGGTTTTTGTCCATAGATGTTTTATTAAAGTGTGCAATTTCTGTAGCCACTTTATTTTATATTATTTTAAAATGTAGAGAATTAATTAGAAAAGGGTAATGGCAGGGGAATTACAAAACATATTTGACGGTATTTACTCAGCAGTAGTACACGCACAAAAATCAGTCGAAGAGAACTTATCCAATAATGTAAGAGATGGTTATTTTAATGAAGACGGAACTGCAAAGACTGTGAAAATGACGCTTAACAATAAAGAAGTTGAAGTGCCGTTGTTTACGTTAGTTCCTCATAACACTTTGAAAATAGATACGTGTGAAGTTGACTTGGAAGTAAACTTGGATCACGACGGAGAAAAAGCAATTGGCTGTTTGGGTAAACTAAGAAAAAACAAAATGGCGAATATTAAAATAAAATTTTCCAGCACGAATCAGGCTGAAGGCATGGCGAGAGTTGGAGATAACCTAGTTAAATTAATACCTACAATATAATATTATGGCAGGAGCAGATGATGCGCAGTTGAAGGATTTCCAAGGTCTACCGATCTCGGAACTCATCGTTGACCCGTTGGTCAGTGCCGCTAAAGGGCAGAAGAAATTAGCAGGAGTAACTTTGGATTTTGTATCCTCGATTGGGTTTGAGCCTGATCCAGATGATCCAAAGAAAACCAGAACCCGTACCGTTGACGTAGAAGTTGAACGACTGATCAAAGGTCAAACTAAACCATTAAAGCAAATGGTGAAAATGCCTTTATTGACTATGGTCACGATACCTAATTTATCTATATCAGATGTGAAGGTACATTTTGATATGGAGGTTAAATCTCATTCATCAAACACTGAGTCTTCAGAGAACACTCAGAAAGATGAATCCAAGACTGAGGGTCATGCTTCTGTAAGTGGGCATTTCTGGGGAGTGGGCTTTTCGGCAGGTGGATCTCATTCTAATTCACACACTGGAAGTGTAACAACGAAGTCGGAAAATACTAGAGAGACAGATTTTTCTGCTCGTTATTCTATTGATGTTGAAGCAACTCAGAATCCACCAGCGGAAGGGTTGGCTCGTTTTACACAAATGTTGGCTTCTACGTTAGAGCCAGTAGACACGGAAGCAGCAAAATAATAATAAATTGTTAAATACGGATATAAATATAAATCAACCAATTGCCAAGGCTGTTGAGTGGGCTGGGAATGAAGATTTTGATAATACATTTGGGTGGCATCTTCTGCATGGTTATGTGTGGAGTAATCCTAGTATTTTTCTTATGGCTCGTCCTGTCCCTAAACACAGTATTGAGAATGCGGGAGAATTAGTAATTTATGACCGTAGTGTTTGTGATGTTTGGTATGTGTGGCTTGCGGCTGGCGTAAATCCTTTTCAAAAATTTTTAAAGGTAGCCCCGTTTAAGCTGCCATACGTAGCTTGGCATAGAGACACAGAAGAGGTTGAAAGATTTAAAATATGGTCTTGGGATCATTTTAATAAAGTAACAAAAAAATTAAGGACAATAAGACATGGGAAGAAAAAAGCAGAAATACTTGAAGCATGATTCAATAAATTATGGAGACATGATGAATAAGAATTTAGACGCTCAAGCAGGAGTGTTTGATAGATATTTAGATTTAGAAAGTCGCTTCGGGGATCAAGTTACAAAGATGGGTTTGGATCGTGACCAAAAACACTCTGAGCAATTTTATGACATATTAGGATACGGAGTAGATCGAATGGGTGATATGGCTAGAGGTCAACAATCTTTGGATCGACAAGCTAACATAGGTGCGCTTCGAGACTTAGGCCCACAAGCAATGGAAGCTTTTGGTGCAGCAGATCCGCGCCAAATGGAAATATCTAATATGTTAATGGACGATTCTATTGAAGGACTACAAAACCGTGGCAAATTAAGTAATATTGATTCAAGACGATTAAGTCAGGATGCAATTGGATTAAAAAGTGCGATGGGTTTTGGTACTGGGCCGGAAACAATTGCTTATGCAACTGGTGAATTACAGCAAGGTCGTGAGCGGCGAATGAATCAATCAAGAAACAACGCCTATAGAGCGCAAACTATGCGTAATCAATTATACGGAAATCCGTTAATGGGATTGCTAAGTCAAAACGCTAATGTGAATCCGTTAATGGCACTTCAATCAAACTCACAATTGGGAGGCTACACTGATCAGGATGTATTAAATCCTGAATCTCCAATGGGAACACAACTGCAACTTGCAGATCGTAATGCGCGATTACAAACTAATATGGCTAATAGACAAATTAAGGCTCAGAACCGGGCTAATAAAGTAGCGAATATTATGGATGGAGTAAAAACGGCATCTCAAGTTGCTACATTATTTTGTTGGGTAGCTAGGGAAGTGTATGGGTCAACAAATCCAAAATGGTTGCAGTTTAGAAGTTATATGATGATGGATTCGCCAAGGTGGTTGTTAAGAATTTATTTAAGGCACGGTGAGAGGTTTGCTCAATGGCTTAAAAACCATGCTTGGTTAAAGCCAATCTTGCGCAAATGGATGGATACAAAAATTAAGGACTAAATAACATGGCTAAAGATTACGAGTTAGATTTAGAGGAATTGGTGGTTGAGTACAGTGAAGCATTGTCTTCGACATTGTTGACTCGACGAGATGAAAACAGAAGGGAGCGATTTAACGAGTGGTCGGGCCAAAGTTCTGATGGGCGTAAATGGAAACGTAATCTGGGTAAAAACCCGGTTCCATTTGATGGATGCTCTGATGCGCGAATTCCTTTGGTTGATTCTTATGTTCAAGAAGATGTTGATATGTTGATGACATCTTTAAGGCAGATGAGAATTACAGCAAGCCCAACAGAAAGCGGGGATGCTAAACGTGCTTTTATGGTCAGCAATCTTTTGCGTTGGGTAATGGAAAACCAGATGAAAGAGTTTTTCCATGAAGCAGAATTGGCAGCTAACTATTATTGTGAAAATGGTTTGGCTTTGGTGAGTGTTCTTTGGCAGCAGGAAACCAGTGCAGCTTATCGTGAAATTGACATGGAAACGATAGGTGCTTGGGCGGCAGAGCAGGAGCCTGACAGTGTGGGTGCTGGCTTGCCTGAAATAATAATGAACGAAGAACTTGAAGACCAAGCAATGGTATTGGGTCGGGATCTTCTGGATGATGATTTACCTGATAAAGTAATTCGTAAAATTATAAAGGATCTACGTAATGATGGAGTTGCAGTTTATACTGCACCTGAATTAATAAAGAATCGTCCTGAAATAAAAGCGTTACGTGTTGGTGAAGATGTGTTTTTTCCACAAGACACTACAGATTTGCAAGATGCTCGCAGAATATTTTGGAGGCAATTTATGACTGCTGAACAGTTAAAAGATGCAAAGGACGCGCGAGGTTGGGATGCTGAATGGACAGATCATGTTTTGGATCGGGCTGAAGGAATAAGTAATGCTGAGTGGGCTGGAGTAACAAATCGTAATCGAATCAACAGGCCCGGTTTAACTGATTTAGATACACGTAAATTGTATGAAGTAGTTCATGCGTTTGAACGTCGATGTGATGAAAACGGTGTGCCGGGTATTTATTACATTGTCTTTAATCCACATACGAGATCAACCGATGGGGGTAAGCAGATTGTTGGTCGAGAAGAATTGTTAAATTACGGGCATGGTCAATATCCATTTGTTGCATTTAGGCGTGAGCATTTAAGTCGTAGGCTTGATGATAGTCGTGGGTATGGAGAAATCGCAGCAACTTGGCAGCGGCAGATCAAAACTGAATATGATCAAAGAACAGATCGTTCTTACCTATCGACCATGCCTCCATTGATGCACCCAGTCGGTCGTGCGCCTAGCAAGATCGGCCCAGGTGTAATGGTTCCACGTATGAGGCCGGATGATTATCAGTACATGGATTCTCCAAGGTTAGATGGGGGAAGCAAAGAGGTGGAGAATACAGTGCGTGAAATGGCTGATAGATATTTTGGCAGACCAGTTGGTAATGAAAATCAATTTTATGCCCGGATGCGTCAGCAAGGAATGATTTCCAAATGGTTGCGTTATTGGAGTGAAATAGGATGCCAATGTTTGCAGTTGATGCAGCAGTTTATGGATGACGAAATTTATTTTCGTGTCGTTGGATCTAGGCAAGCTGAACCGATCCGGGTTGGTCGTGACGAAGTTCAGGGTCAATATGATGTAATGGTTTATTACAATGTTGCCAATTTGGACATGGAGCTAGTTAAAGAGAAATTAAATCTACTTAAACTTGCGGTTGAGTTTGATGTTAATGGAGTGGTGGATCGGACTTCTGCAATGGAAGTGTTGTTTGAGTTTATTGATCCGCAACTTGGTGAGCGCTTATTAAAGCCTGAAGAACAGGCAAGCCAACAAGAGATCGAAGATGAAAGAACAGCCTTCGCGCAAATTGCTGCCGGAGCAGATGTTGATATTAAACCGGGACAAGCTCATCAGTTAAGGCTTCAAGAATTACAACGCTTACTACAAAGCGAAACAGCACAATCAGCAATGCAAGGAGACAAGAGTTTTGCAGATCGGGTCATCAAACGGGCAAAACAGCATGAGCATCAGTTGCAACAAAGTGAAAATGCCAAAATAGGAAGGTTAGGTGCTTAATGAGAAAATTTTTCTCACGAGGATTCGATCTAAGAGCAGTTTGGGTTCTGTTTAATATAATAGGTGCAGTGAAATTAAAGTCCTTTTAGCGATGTAGCTAGAAGGCAATAAAAGGAAATTAAAATAAAATGGCGGGATTATCGTTTTCAAAAGGTGGTATAGGGCAAGTTCAGGCAATGCCTCAGAATTTTGCACAAATGGTGAATGCAACAGCAAATGTTCAAGCTCAATCTTCAGATATAAGTACGACTATAAATGATGCACTTAAACAACGTGTTGAAGAAAAGAAATTTAACACAAAGATGGGGTCGCTCGCTAAATCAGGATTAAAAGCTATTCAAAAATTTAATCCAAAAGCGTTGCCCTTTGAAGATGGGATAGACATTGATGATATGAGTAATGTTGATGCTATGTCTGCATGGGAAGGTTTTAATCAATCGATGCAATCGCAGCATCAGCTTTTAGAAAATCAAAAGCTGCAAGCAGAAATAAATAAAAAGCCATTTGAGCCTTCTGTTAAGACTGTTGTAGACAAGGATGGTAAGGAGCATCATTTTGGAATAACTTCACACAATAGTGCTCAGTATTTAAAATCTTTACCTACTGGAGTAACTGGGCAAGTACCTATATCTGTAAATATTAAAGGAGAGGGTGGTGATATGTCAGCGGTGTATCATCCAGACACAGGAGAATACAGTAATTTTAGTAAGATAAAAAAAGAAATTCATCCACAAGATTTTGACTTTGATAACAATGGTGTACTGGATGAAACAGAAGGGGCAAGTTGGTTAGATACTATAGCAGTAGAAGATCCAGATAAAGCCACTTTCCGTGGTTTAATGACTCCTACTTATCCTTTCAAATACGCTCCTAGAAAAGGAAGTTCTAATAAGTCAAAGCCAAATAATAAACCAAAGTCTGAAGTTAGTCCTTGGGATCTTTACAACCAGAGAATCAAAAAACAAAAAGGTAAATAAATGTCTGAGGTACTTAAATTCTTTAGAGAGGAAATTGATCCTCGGTTTGGAGATGTTAATGATCGGGAGTTAAGTGATTTTATTAAAAATGAATATCCTGATTTTTTACAAGATGAAGGATTTAAGTCTTTCGTTTCTGAAATGGAAAGTACCCCGCCGGATATTCCTGATGAATTAACGGGTTATGAAGATCCTTCCTTTTTAGAAAAAATATTTAATAAATTAAACTCTGGCAAAGTTGGAATGGAGCCAACTGGAGGAGTTACTTTTGATGTTAATCCTATAGCACAACCGGATCAGGAACCAAAACCAGAATTGCAGGAGCCTGATATTCTTGCTGATGATATTGGTAAGCCTGTTACGTTTCAGAATAATCAAGTTCCATTATTCATGCGTGAACCCGGAGATGTTACCCGTAAAAGTTCTTTTAGAGAATTATATGGTAAAGGAGATTCCCCAAGTTTATTGCAGCGACATGAAGAAACTGATTGGGAAGCTACTGCTGAAGGGATGCGGGAGACTGATCCTACACGGGCTATACCCGGAGGTGCGTTACAAAGTAAAGCGGGTATCGAAGCAGTTGAAGCAGGGCGTAAAGCTAGAATGGCTGAAGCAATTGATAGGGAAAAGCAAAAGGCATTAGAAAAAGGGGATAGTGTTATGAGTTATTGGCTGGATCGGGTTCCTTATTTAGGAGGTCTTAAACAAGCCAATGAATTAGCTTTAACTTATGAAGCGGGTGAGCGTTTAAATAAAGGGGATTATAAAGGGCAATTTGCTTATGAGGATTACGAAAAGGATGTTGCAAGAATTGGTGAGTATATGGCTAATCTTGAAACTGAAGAAGCCAAAGGATGGTTTCGTAAGGCTGGAGATTTATTAACATCTACTCCAGCTTTTGGTGTTGAAATCGCTTCTACTTTTGGAGTGTTTAGAGGGGGAGCAAAAGTTACTGAAAATCTTGTTAAGAAAGCTGTTTCTGAAGGGATAAAGAAAAAATTAAAAGGAACATTAACTGCTAAAGCTGCAACAGCAGGAATGCGTGGTGTTGGTATTGTTGGTGGTGGTATGACTCAGGCATTTACTCAGCCACAACATATTGCCAAGAATTTTGCTGAAACATTAGCCAGTGAAAAGATACAATTATCAAAGGATGATCAAAATCAATTAAAGGCATGGATAAGTGAAGAAGATCCAAAATTTTTAACAGCCTTATATGAAGGTTACGCGAAGACTGCCGTTGAAATGGTGTCTGAGCAAATGGGGTTAAAAGCATTTAAATCTTTAGGTAAGGGAGCAGGGGAAGTGATGGAGCGTTTATCCCCAGGTTTTAAAGCTGCAATTGCTAGACGCTGGTTTAAAAGTAATCCAAAAAAGAAAGCAGACGCATTTTTTACTGAAATTAAGAATCGTGGTTGGAACGGTGTTTTTGGTGAGATGATGGAGGAAAGGTATGGAGAGTTAGGTCGAGCCGCATTAACTAGAGATGAGTTACCTGATCGCACTGCTAAAGAATGGGGAAGTCATCTTCTTATGGAAGCTTCAGTGTTTAGTATTTACGGAAAAGGATTACGTAAAACTGGGGATCTTTATAATGAGGCATCTTTTAATCAGTGGATGGATACAATAGCTGATGCACAAGCTACAGCATTATCGTTACCTATAGAACGTGGTAATCAATTTGTAAGTGATTATGAAAATACGTTCTTCAAGGATGATAGCGCGGAATCAGATGAGTTGCCTCCTGTTGTAATACCTATACCAGAAGAGAGTCCAGATCAGGTAGATGTACCTGAACCTGAAGTTCAATTAGATCAGGTTGCTCCAGTAGAAGATCCAACAGAAGGAGAATTAACAGTAGAAGAAGTTTCTGATACCTTAGAAATTGTAGAAAAGCCACCAGTAGAAGAGTCAAAGGTAGAGGAGCCTGTCAAGGATCAAGAACTAATCGAGGGTCAATCTTATCTTTACCCGGAGGTAAAATTTGATGATCTGATTAATAATGGGGTAGAGATAGGATTGACCCTCGAACAGTCTCGCGAGTTTTTTAAATTGGCTGTTGCGACAAGCGAAGCGGAAAAGAAACAAAAAGAAAAAACGAAAGACCCGGTAACGGGCAAAGAATTTAGTGCTGATGAACTAATGAATCAGTTGATAAGCGAGGGCAAGCCAAAGATGGGCGAGGAGTTTTCTCGACGTCGCGGTTACACTAATGAGCAAATAAAAAATTGGAATAGGCGAATGGAGTTAATTAAAAAGTTAACTTCCGTTCAAGGGGTGGACATGGCGGCCTTGCAAGCATTGGAATATGATATTACTTCTGCCGTGATTTATCCAGAACTTGCAAAAGGGCATGGTAGGAGTGTAGCTGAATACAAAACAGCTATTGATAAATTAAAAGAGAAATGGAAAAACAAACAAATATCGGGAGAAGCATACAAGGCTCAGTTGGAAGGACTAAAAAACTACAGTGAACTAATACTACCAAAATCCGTAGAGAAGCGTTTAAATGTAGAGTTAAATAAACTACCTGTTATAACTGATGCACCAAAATTTGAAGGCAACACTTTTAAGGTTTACCAAGGATCAGGGAGGAAAGATAAAAAGTCAGTTTATGCGGAAGGTGCTGAAGGGCCAATTTTAGGAGAGGGAAATTATTTTGCACAAACAGAAGATCAAGCAAAAATTTATGGGCCAAAAATAAAGAAAGTAACGGTTAAATTAAATAATCCTGCAATCATAAATAATGATGAGGATCTAATGCAGTTTGCGCCTGAAAGTTATTTAGGCGCAATCCCTAATCAAGCTGCCAACATAAATGCGTTAATGAATTCTGTTCGTACCAAGATGGAGGAGCAGGGGCATGACGGTGTTGTTGTAAATGTTTCCATGTTTGATGTAGATGATGCTGGGAAATCACTTAAAGGATTAGCTAGGTTATTTGGTCATTCACAAATAATTAGTTTTAAAACAAAAGAAAACAAAACAGAACCCGAAGTAGACACTGGTGAACTTAGTGAAAGTAAGGAGCCAAAGAAAATCCAAACTTTACGGGCAAAATTAAAGAAAGCAGAAGTTGGCTATTATGAAATGGACAGTGATAAGTCTGTAACATTTCAGAAGAAAGCCTTAGATAAAAAGGTAAAGGCACAAAAAGCATTAGATAAAGCGTTATTTGATCATTATAAAGATGATATAATTTTAAGGGCCAAAGAGTTTTCTGGTTGGGTAGCGCAGAATCCTGATTCAGATGAATTAAGTGAGAAGTATGCAGATTTTAAAAAGTTTGCAACGGAACGGGGAATGAATTCTGAGCAATTCGATACTTTATTGGAGGAATATCAAAGCGAGGAAAAGGTTGAAGAGGCTAAAAAAGATGTTCCCCCTCCAAGCACAAAAGCTACCCCGGCAAATTTTAAAAAGCAGAAAGCGTTTTTAATTGATTTGGTTAACCAAGCAATTAAGAAAGCGCCTACACAAGAAAAAGCAAAGGCATGGAAGAGTAATAAATATGTAACATTTACCGTTCCTGAAGATGGTGAATTTAAAATTATTAACACTAAAGAAACTTTAAATGAATTTAAAGTATTGGTTAATAAAAAAGGAACAGGATTTCCAACTGAAATTTCAAAATATCAAGCGCCGAAATCTCCACCTAAAAATCCTAGGGTAATTCCTGCATTAGGTATAAATATTACACCAAGTAAGGCTAAAACAATTTTATCACCGTTTACTATACGTAAAACAATTTCGACGCGAGCTAGAAAACAGGAATCTTGGACAGAGGTAGCAACTGTTGAAGATGGGGTTATGTTTGCGACTGATTCTACGTCAATGGTTATTGCGGAAGTTCCTAATGCAAAAATAGATCAAAATATTAAAGATGAAAATGCCCTGAAGTCTTACAAGACAATGTTACAGTTTGCGCGACCTGGGGCAAAAATTGCAGGGTATGATACAGCAGATTTAGCCGGGTTAATGCACAAGGCTTTAGGATTAAAATCTGATAGCGATGATATTGTTACTGTTTCTTTTTATTCCGGTCAAAACGGTTGGAGTGTCCAAGCAAAAAACAAAGAGGGAGAAACTTTTCAATATGGTAATGAAGGAGAATTAATTGTTTCTGTAAATGCAGAGCGAGTTCTTAAAATTGCCCGTGCTGCTCGTCAATTAGGTAAGGAGTATATGTCGATTCATATACAAGAAGTTCAATCTCAAGATCAAATTACAGATACAAGTCCAGTTATATTTCAGGCTCCGGGGTTTACTTCTGCTTTAATGCCAACAATGGATAAAGATGAAGGTACGTTTAAGAAAAGCAGTACAGTTAAAGACATTGGAGATGCGCCTTTAGCAAGTGTTGAGCAATCTACTTTACCGCGCAAAATTGAAGCGCCCCATTATAAAACCGGGCAAGTTGTCGGGTTGCAGGAGATAAGAGAATTTATTTCCAAAGCATTGGATATTCCTGTTACTGAAGGAATAAGGGGCAAGAAGTTCTTGGGATTGTTTTATCCATTTAGGGAAACAATCAAAATGAAAAAGATCAACGACATCCCTACATTGGCGCATGAGGTTGGTCATTATTTGCATTATATAATGTTTCCGGGGGGAATTAATAGGGTAAATCCTACTGCAAGTGATTTTGGTAAGGAGTTTGATAAGGAATTAATGGAGTTAGGAAAAGTTACTTCACTTCCATCTTATAGTGATGGTGATGTCCGAAAAGAGGGTGTTGCAGAGTTTGTTCGCCTTTATATGACTGAAAGAATTAAAGCAGTCGAAAATGCTCCAGTATTCTTTAAATATTTTGAGGAAGAATTAACAAAGTTTCCTCAGATAGATAATATCCTACAAGAAGCAACTGGAATGATCGAAAAGTATATTGGTCAAAGTTGGTTTGATAAAATAACAAGTCATTTTGGGGTAAGGGGTCAAAGGTTAATGGGTAAGCTTTCACCATCAGCTTTTTTGCGTAAGTTTAGTAACAATTGGGGCAATGAAAACGCACCGATTGAACGAGCAATAAAACAGTTAAAAGATTATGGGTTGGAGGTTGAAGCTGAAGAGGATGCTTATGAGTTAGTTAAAAATTATGTTGGAGGTTGGCGCGGTAAAGTGGATTATTCACTTGAATACCGTCAACTGGATGCTGATGGAAATGATGTAGGCCCATCTTTTAAAGATGTTTTGTCTGGGGTGGATGATTTTTTAGAGTTTCAGGTTTATTTGGTTGCTTTACGTGCCATTGAAAAGAATGCGCAAGGCAAAGAAACAGGAGTAGACATTCCTTCAGCCAAGCAAGCAGTTGAAAAGCTGAAGAATAAATATACTGAAGCACAGCAAAAGTTAGATAAATTTTTAACTAACGAATTAACCATGTTGGTTGATGCTGGATTTTTAACTGACAACGAGTTTGATATAATTAAGGATGGTAATCAGTTTTATGTACCGTTCCATCGCGTACAAGAGCGTGTAGGAGGAAGTTCAGGACTTGCAGGAGAAAGTTTCGTTGATTTAAGTAAAGGAGGCTTAAAAGGCTTTTATGGAAGCACATTAGCAATTTTGCCTCCATTGGAAAGTATTATTAAAAATATGTACGTAACCCGTGATTTGGTTGAACGTAATCGTATTGCCAAGGCTTTTATTGATAATACAGAAGGGGTTCGTGGAGGAGGTCGAATTGCTGAACCTGTGCCTAAAAAAGTTAAACCAATTGAAGTTTCAGATGAAGAATTTAGATTTGCTTTAAAGCAACTACAATTAGAAGACCAGATTGAAGATTTTGATTTGGAAGATTTACTTGATGGCAAGGATCTTTCAATGAGAATTTGGAGGGCAGGAAAAACATCTAATGCAGCAGATGGTGTTTTTAGTGTATGGAGAAACGGTAAGCAGCAATATTGGTCAACAAGAGATCCTGAGTTGTATCGTGCATTATTAATGCAGGATAATGCTGCAACAAAATTTTTAAATAAATCCAAACTATCATCTTTTTTAAGTGTTCCGGCTAAAGTTTTAAGAGCGGGAGCAACTTTAACAGTTGAGTTTATGGTAAGAAACCCTATGAGGGATCAGGTTGGAGCAGCAACTTATTCAAAATATAACTACATCCCTTTATTTGATGGTATTAAAGGTATATATCATACCCTTAAAAAAGATAAGTTATATCAAGACGCATTAAAGAGTGGCGCTATGTATTCAGGATTAGTTTCAATGGATGATCCTAATGCTCTTAATAAAAAATTAGAAACCATTGCTCCAAGAAGTTTATATCAAAGATTAAAACCTTGGACTAATCCGTTAAAATATTTACGTACTGCAAGTGAATTAATGGAACAGGCAAGTCGTATGCCTGAATTTCAAATGGCTCAAAAAGCAACTGGATCAAATTTACAAGCTGCCAATGCTTACAAAGATATTACTTTAAATTTTAGTCGTATGGGTCAAATGGGAAAAATATTAAATAGATTTATCCCGTTTTTTAACGCTGGAATACAAGATACCAGTAAATTTTTTAGAGAACACAAAAGTCGTCCGGTACAAGTAATGACAAAAGGGTCTTTATGGATAACACTTCCATCAATTTTACTTTGGTTTTGGAATAAAGATGATGAAGAGATTCGCAAGCTACCAACTTGGCGTAGGCGAGGTGCTTGGAATATTAACTTTAGAAAAATTTTTGATGAATTAGGCATCGATAATTTTAATAAATTTGAATCTGAGTTTTTAAGTTTAATTCCAGGTGAGGATGATTTTATTATGTCCATACCTAAACCTTTTTTATTAGGTCATATTTATGGAACGAGTGTTGAGACTGCTTTGGATGAAATTTATGACAAAGATCCAAACGCAATTGAAAAATTTGGTAATGAATTACAAAGGATGTTGCCTACTCCTTTAATTTGGGACAGTTCAAAACCTTTTCCTATTCAAGCAAACCCTTCAATGTTTCCACAAGCAGCACTACCTTTTATTGAATCTGCAACTAATAAAAAATTCTATTCAGATAAGCCACTTGAAACCCAAGAACAGTTGGGTAGGGAGGCTTATACACGGGCAAATCCGCAAACCAGTTTAATCAGCCAGTTTGCTGCGCGTAATCTTTATTTTGGAACAGGAGTAAATGTAAGTCCGATCCATTTTGACCATTTTGTAAATGGTTGGTTTGCTGGGCTTGGAAAGTACGGATTGGATATAATGGACATTGGTTTAGCTAAAATGAAACTAGCAGATGTCCCTGATGCGCCTGAAGTAAGTAAACTTGAATATATTGGTGTTCGTGCCTTTTTTAACACACGTTGGCAACCAAGTGATGATGTCCGTCATTTTTATGACACATTAAATCATGTTGAAAAAATGGTTAAAACAACAAGGGCTGAGTGGGAAGATGTCGATCAAAAATATTTAAATAAATATAAAGATCGAATTGGTTATTACGTTTTAAATGAAAATGTATTAAAATCTTTAAGAAAAAAACGTAAAGCAATGGGGGATATGACTAAAGCTATGATTAGAATTCAGGCTGATAAAAAACTTACATCAAGGGAAAAAACTGAAGAACTATTAAAATTTAAAGGAATAAAAGACGATATGGCTTTAGAAGGTTTAAAGCTATTTCATGCTGAAGACGTTAAAATGACTAAATAAACTGTTTAGAAGCTTTTATATGAGAGATTAAAGCGTTAGTGGCTTCTGTTTGATTCTTTAATCTGTTCCAATCTAATTCTTTTTGAGCTTTTTTAATGCTCTTTTTTAATTTTTTTTCAATTCCTTTACGCCGGATCTGTATGACTGCCTTTTCTAAAATGCTCTCGCGTTGGTGTTTTATTAATAAAGAAGCCACTTCGTCAGCGCGTTGTTCAATTAGATTGTTCATCAAAAGTAAGTATCTGGGGTGTTAAATACCTTTCTTAAATGAATTTTCCAAACAGAAGTTATTAATAGTTATTCACTTTTTATTAATATTAAAATACAGATTTAAATTTTTACATCATTATATGGATCTATTAAATCATGTGTTAAAAATTCAAATTTAGTAGCAATGTGTTTAATATAATCTATCTGTTCAATGTTTTTTAAAATTAAATGTGGTTTTCTTTTTTTACCTTCCATTTGATCATACTTAAAACCGTTTTTGACTAAATAAGTATGTTTAACTCCACCATTGCTCCAAAGAATTCCCATACCTTCTCCTACTGCATTTTTTGACTCTAATAAAAATGTTTGTTCCTTAATATTTAATGTGTAACTAAATGAGTCCTTTGTCCTTGTGTCACGTTGTTGTGGGTATTTTTTATTAGCAGGATAATTTGACATCAGTGTTTGTGTGAATCCTACATATTCATTTTTATCATTATAATTAGCAATACAACGATAAATATAATTACCAAATTGATCAGTCTTTTTGTTGCCAATAATTTTCCAATGCCAACGCTCTACAAGTTGCTCGTCTCTCCATATTTCATAACCCGCTGGAAACTCATTATCAACAATCTCAAATGATTCATCTAAATTCTGTCGTTTACGATCAAACCAAACTGTTGAAATATTTATTGGTTGAACTATTTCAGATAAATCTAAAATTAAATCGTGTTGTTGTTTTATATTTTCAAGTAAAGAAGCAGTAGATGCATTATTGTAGAGTATTGTCCCATAATGGTACGTTTTATAATTAGATAAAGACCATGTTAAAAAAATTGTAATTATAACTATTAAAATGTTTATTTTTAATGCGCTTAATTTAGCTATTTTATTTGTTTGATCAGACTGCCTATAATGAGTTGAAATTTGTAGATCCTTAAAGTCTTCGACCATTTTATCATTTTCGTTAAATTGTTTTTTCATAATAAATTTTTAATGTTCTTTATGTTTATTCCCTGTTTTTTCTATTAATTCTTTCGTTAATTCTTTTAAAAGTTCACTGACGTTGATCCCTCGACGCTCTGCTTCTTTTGCAAGCGCATCAACATTGCTCTCCCACTCGTAATAGCCTACAAGTTTTTTGCCTTTTTTTCGTTGGTTAGGCACTATTTACGTTTCAATTTCTTATTGGTTTTAATCACTTTTTTAACCTCTCCAATTTCTGAATCTAATGACTCAATTTTTGTCATTAATTCAATAATTTGTTCAGCAGTTAAATCCGTGTCTTCTTTTATATATTTACCAACAAATTTCGTTATGGCCTCAGTAATAATTTCACTAGTGCGCACATTTTGCTCTTTTGCGGTTTCTTCGACCATAGACCATAGGCTAGGGGAACACCGGAAACTCCGGGTTTGTTTAATTTCTTTATCTGTCATGTGGTTGCTGCTTAATTATTCATTAAGCTGTTTCTTATTTGCCCACCGTTTTTTAGCCATTTCGCGGTAATGCTCAGGATCACGGGCTTTGTTTTGGCCGCTTTTCTTGCCGCCTTTACGCCCGATCTCCCGCATATATGCTGAAATAAACTTATTAGTAGCCATAAAGAAGCCGCAATACGTATCACGCATTGCGGCTGGAGCGCAAGCAGTTTGCGTTAGGATAATTTAACTGAAACTGCTTTACGAGTCATGTAGCGGCCTACATAGAATTTCTCAGTAATTTTAATACTGGCGTGGCGCATATACTGCTGGGCAGCAATTGGGGAGACTTGAGTGAATATTTTAAAGCCAGTGTAAGCTCGTAGTTCATGGAGCAAATTAACCGTGTCCCAGCCCCACTTACGCATTAGCTTGCGCAGTTCATTACCTACGATCTCATATCGGTAACTGTAAGTTTTGCCTAAAAGATATTTATCAGGCAATTTTTCCAGCCACGGAGTTATTTTCTCAGCGGCCTCATCAATTATCGGTATTTGGTATTCATCGCCATTTTTACCTATTCCAGTGAAATTAAGTTTACCATCAATTTCAACAATATCAGCCAGTGATTGATTACACATTTCTTTTAATCTGCATCCTGATCCAACTATGCCCCAAAAAAGAAGATAAACGTGGATCTTTAAAAGATCCTTCTTAGATGATTTATAGGTTGGCAACCTAACCCAATATCTATCCAAATCGCATTTTTCCATTGATGCGTATTTTTGGATTTCACGGAATGTGGTTTTAATGCACTTGTCACTCGGCGCTTTGTACTGTCGTTGGTTGGCGCTTGCGCCGCTTACTGCCTGTTTTTTAAAATCATCTAATTTTAGCCAGTTAAGTTTTAAACCGTGATCATCAAGGCGAGTTTTTAATGAACCGTCTATGTCCCATAGAGCGCCTTTAGCCATTTTAACCATTTTAGCGGCGGCATTGGTTGCCCGAATTCTAACCCTTTTGCACTCGTTGCTATCCTTTCCGTGCTCTTTGATTGCGTCTGGTAACACCAAACCCACTCTAAAATCGCGGTATCGTTGAAATAAATGAGGGGTAAATAAGGCTTCTACGGCAATTTTATCGAATGATTGGCCGGGATAAAGCGCTTCAGCGAGCGTTTTAACGCACCGCAAACCCTTCTGAGCGTGTGATTGTGTCACTGTTGATTCAGGTTTAATGGTTTCAATTGCTTCAATTAACTCCTGCAATTTTGGTAGGTACTCCTCGCGGCTACGGTTTTTGTACCGTTTCTTTTCGTCAGGCTCATCAAGCCAGTTTGTTATGGCATGATCAATTGCATAATTTAATTTCGAGCTACCGCAATTTCGCTTGTATTCTTCTTTATTAACTCTTCCTCTAAAATACCAGCAAGCTGAATTACTTTTATTTAATTTATACATCACCCACAATCTTGAGTTGTAATAAAAATATTTTTTATAAGGCAGTTCTTTACCTTCCTTATCCAAGGCAGGAATGACATCCCTTGCTTTGAAGGATGCTCCCGGCGGGATCTTCGCCTTTTTGAGTCCGTGACTGATGTCTCTGAATCGGAGTGATAATATTTTGTCATCATCCAACTCCATGTTAATTGCGTTGTTGTTTTTCATGTTCAAATCCATTCCGCAGTTATTCCGCAGCAATCCACCATTAGATCGGTTAAGTTGTGGTAGGTTGTGCGTAGCGTATTGCGTTGCAATGCGTTTCTTATGATAGACCCATTGGCTAACGTCAAATCAAATAAACGCTATTTATTAACATTTTTAAGTGAATTCTGTGAGTGTGGTAGGATATGCGCAGGAAACGTATTGCGAAAGAGGGGATTTGAAGTGGCTCCTGAGGTAGGACTCGAACCTACAACCTATTGGTTAACAGCCAATTTCACTATCCACTTTAACCCCGGTTTTATTGGGTGAAACGCACTTCGGAATTGCTTATGCCGCAGTTATGCCGCGGCAATCGAAATGCGGCCTTTGTATTTCGTATTTTTATTAACATTTAAGAGAAGCTTTTTAAAAAGGTTTTGAAAAGAAAATCAAAAACCTTTTAATTTATTTATTTATAGCTTGATCGGATCTGCAAAGAAAAACCCCCCAGGAATTTTTTGGGGGGTTGTCGCTGCCTTGCTTTGAGGTTGTTTATTCAGTCCAGTTTTTAATCCATTCGAGACATTCTTTTTCAGTGTCAAAAAATTCCTGTGTGCCGTCTGCTAAATTTTGAACATTCCAACATGGGTTAAATGGTTCAATTGATCCTGCCATATCTTCAGGTGTCAAAATGTGGCCAATTTCAAATCGACCACATTTTGATTTATAAGTTTTTGCGCTCATGGGGTTTTATATTTCGATTTCGTGGAATATAGCAATTTTTTTCTCCTTCAAGGCGCTCACACGAAGATCAGCCTGTTTTTGAGTTATAAGCCCATTTTCGGCCGCTAGGCGAGTCAAAGTCGGGCCGACACCAATATAGCCGCACTCACTCCTTCCGATCCGCACAGGCTCGCCTCGTTTGATCCAGTACAACGTCACCCAATGTTTAGGGTTGCCGTTGATGTCACGTTTTGCCTGTTTATATATATATGCAAGATTTTTCATTTTTTAATTCTTTTCGCGAAATAATTTGGTTTGATAGAAAACGAATTTACTTCAATATCAAAACACGTTTCACAGTACACTTTAACGGCATTTATTGAGATCGTGCCGCTATAAGGCGCTGAAAGTGTTATTTCGCACCCTGCGCATTTTCTTTTTTTAGTTTTCATTTTACCAATCAGTAGACTCTAGTATTTCGGTGATAGCAGCAGACCTTAAAAATTTATGATCTCCGTGACTTTCACCCATGCTTTTTATAATTTCGTGATATTCTGCAAATGCTTCTTTTTTGTCTTCAAATACAATCCACTTGTCATAAGTCTTTGAATCATCAAGGGCATTCATTGCTTCCTTTGAGGAATAATAATGTAGACACAAAATATAAGTTTTTTCAGTTTTCATTTTATAATGTTCTGCAATTTTCTGGTAATTCTAAAACGGGGCAACCTAGCACCTTTCCGCATTTCACATGGTCGTTAATAAAAAGAGCCATATCATAAACCCCCTTGTCAGTTTGGCCTTTGCAGTCATTTATTGACTTTGCAATATAGCTTCGCACCGGGTCACAATTTAAGTCGTCAATTCTGACCCATTTACTTTGATCTTCAGTTTTCATTTTAAAATATTAATTCTATTTCTTGAGTTTCCCAATTAATTGAATAGAGAGAATTCACAGTTGCGTCTTCACTCTTTTCATATTCTTTAAGCATTGCTTCCCATTCTTTTTGGAAAATATCAGAGAGAGCAATTTTGTGGCTGTTTGCAATTTGTTCAGGTGTGAAGTTCAGAGTTAAATCTGCCTCCTGACCTTCATTAGTTCCTAAGTAAGTTATTTTTGTTTTCATAATTGAAGCGCGTAGCGCTCCCCTATGCCCTCGAAAAGAGGGCAACGGGGAAAACTACGGATTAGCTTTGAAGAACGCCCTTGCGAAGCCGCGCGGGGTTTGACTGCGCATTTCTTTTGTTCGCTCAGACTTGCCCCCGTACTTGCTCCACATCTTAGAACCTAGCACGGGCGGCAATTCCTTTTTTTCTGGCTCGTTAAACTTACCCCAGAGACAAGTATATTTTGTGTATTGTTCCTCGCGTTGCTCGAACTGATTAAGCCACCCGGCGAATTCGTAAGGGTGGAAGGAATAATCTTTTTTACCAATCCAATCACGCAAGCGGCCAACCGGGTTCTCAAGCACCCAAAACGCGGGGTCATATATTGCAACCGTTCTAAGACAGGCATCAACTAGCGCGAGATTGTCGGTTAATTTTTCCGGCGTTTTTTCGTGTTTAGATTTCCAATGACGCGCACCCGATCCGGCGAACTCCGTGCAGGGTGGAGCCATTAAAACTCCATGAACTGGATCGTTAATTTTTGGGAAGGTGCGAACATCAAAACCAAGTTTGATATCCACTTGGATCACCTCGTATCCGTTTTCTCGGTACGGTTCAGACCAGCGGCCCGAATAGTCGCAAAGCGATAAAATGACCTTACTCACTTTGCCCCCTTAATAATTATTTCTCCGGGGTTATATATTACGGTATAATGAGTGAACCCCTCAAAGAATTGCTTAACAACCCATCCCGTCAGATCAATGACGCTAGTGCCTTTTTTGTCGGTTACTTTGCGAACTTCAAGAGCAATATCATCATCATTTAAAACGGTTAGAACTAGGGCTGGAAATTTTCCCATGACCCAATCACAAGAATAATAACAATTTGGTTTAAAACCGTTCTCACTTAGCTTTTTATTTTCGAGCCAAATCCGGGCATTTTCTTGCCCCGTTTTTTGGCACTTTCCTAGTTTAAGTTTTTTTATCATATCAAGTTATAGAAAAGCCCGGAGTAGTTAGTTCCGGGCTGTTTTTTGTTTAATTGGAAAATGAATTTTTTTTGGAGTCGAAAAATTCTTTTTTGATTCTTTCTTTTGTCTTCTCCCTGTCTGCCATTACTGAGGGAGTATATTCCCAAAGCGCTTCGTTTGATCCGTCATAACTTTCTTTTGGCCCTGATGCGGTTCTGGAGCACTTAACAATTTCGTACCGAATTTCGTTACATAGCTTTTTTGCTTCGGATTTTTCAAAGCCATTAGTTTCACAGGCTTGGTATTCATAACAATGAAGCATTCCGGCAACGTCTCCTAGTGTAAGGCGATTATCAAAACGAACGCTTTTTTGACAGTCTGTCACATAGTCTTTTAATTCCTGTTCGCTGTAGCCCATCCCGTCAGAGTATCGAGCTTGTATTGATACAATATTTTCATTTGCTAAAACAAGCGCATCAAGGTGCGCCATGTTTTTTGGTTGTTCCTCAAATGTTAACCAATTATTTTTTCCGTGATCCTTAAAGGCGGCGAGTTGTTGAATGTGAGTTTCATCACAGAGGAAAGCGCTCATGCAAGTGCCTCCTTCATTTTACTGAATTGCAAAGTTGCAAACGCATTTGAGGCACGTTGGCCGCGTTCCTTTTTTGTAGGCTTTGCGAAGTCTTTTATTGTTTCCAAGTTCGCGCAAATTGCAGCGGCCTTTTTTTTGCCGAAGCTAAATGAGCGCCCGTCTTCTGTTTCGATCTCTATAACTTGATGACCGTTGAATTTCTTCCGGGTCAAGCGGTAGGTTTGTTGATTTATCATTATATTAGTGATCCGCATTGCGTTCTATGCAATGCAGATCCGGCAATTCATACGCAAGCGGGTTCGCTTACGCAATACTTAAAACGCAATTCGTTTGACCTTTTTTTTCCGGCGTTTTTTCTCGGTAAAGTAATTTGTGCGTTTAAATTCTCTAGGTTTTAAGCGGATTTTTAGCCAGCCCCGCCCTGGGGATGAGATTTCTATCAATGCAATACGTTGTTTTTTTGCTTGGCTCTTTTTCGATTTTTTGGACGATCAAAGGGCATGGAA